CCTATTAAACGTATTTCCAAAACAAATTTATTTGAGGACAATGAACAGAGAAATGCTAAAAGAATGCATTGCTGATGCTAAAACTATTAGAGAAACAGCAATTGCAAGCGCAAAAGTAGCTCTTGAAGAAGCATTCACTCCCCAACTCACTGCTATGTTTGCTGAAAAGTTAAATGAGCTTGAATTAGAGGAAGCTGAAACTGAAAAAGAGCCAATTGATGAAATGTACGGTATAGAAGAAGATTTTAATCTTGAAGAAATTCTTGCCGAGTTATCAATGGAAGAAGGTGACGAAGAACCAATGAAAAAAGAAGGTATGGAACAAGCAGTAGATGAAGATCTAATGCTTGAAGACATGTCTGATGAAGAAATTGAAACACTCGTTATGCAAGTCATTGATGACATGATCGCATCTGGTAAGCTTATGCCTGGTGAAGGCGAAGAAGAAGGTGAAGATATGGAAGACATGGAAGACATGGAAGATGAAGAAATTGATGAAGAAATCAATCTTGAAGAACTTCTAGCTGAAATGAATTCTGTGGAAGAAGAACAGCTAAATGAAGCCGAATCAGCTCTGGAATTCGCAAAACTTATTTCAAATCCTGATAACTGGGAAGTTGCTTCTAATATGGCTAGTCAATTTTTAGCTACTCCAGCTGGAGCAGCCGCTATATTTGGTGTTATTAGCGCCGCTGCTTCTATACCATTTATTGGTCCTAAAATTAAAGAAAGATTTAAGGATGTATTAGCAGCCGCTGATAAAAAAAGAAAAGAAAAACCAACTTCAGAAGCTAAAGAAGAAGAAACAACTGAAGCTACAAAAACTGAAATGGAAGAAACTATCAATGAACTTCGCAATGAACTCAATGAAATTAATTTGTTGAATGCTAAGCTTCTTTACACCAACAAAATCTTCAAAGCTAAGAATCTTACCGAATCAGAAAAAATCAAGGTTTTAAACACGTTTGACAAAGCAGAAACTGTTAAAGAAGTGAAACTTGTATTTGAAACTTTAACTGAATCTTTTAAAGCTACTACAGCTAAAAAGAATCAAATTAAAGAATCATTAGGATCAGCTTCTAAAACAATTTCAACTGCTACCCCTAAACAACCAATCATTGAGAGTAACGAAGCATTTGCACGTATGCAAAGACTCGCAGGTCTCAGAAAGTAAAAATTAACATTAACAAAAACAATTTTTTTTAAAATTATGGAAACAATTCAACAATTAGTTGAGTCTGCCAACCCATGGAGATCACTACAAGGTGACGCAGCTAAATTAGCTCGCAAGTGGGAAAAAACCGGCCTTTTGGAAGGTCTCGGTGAAGACGTCAACAAGAACAACATGGCTTTGATGTTGGAAAACCAAGCAAAGCAATTAGTAGTAGAATCTTCTGCTACAGGTACTAACTCTTTCTTCTCTTCAGGCCAAAATGGTGAAAACTGGGCTGGTATTGCTCTTCCTTTAGTACGTAAGGTATTTGGTCAGATCGCAGCAAAAGAATTTGTTAGTGTTCAACCAATGAACTTACCTTCAGGTCTTGTATTCTTCTTAGATTTCCAATATGGTACTACTAAGAACCCATTCACAGCTACTAACTCTATGTATGGTACTCGTAACGCTAGTGGTCAATACCCATTCTCAACTACTGGTACTGATGGTGGTTTATATGGTGCTGGTCGCTTTACTTACTCTACTAACCAAACCTCATCTGTAAACACCTTTACAATTGGTGCTTCAGTTGCTGACTTAGCAATCACTTCAGGTTCATGGAAAGATGTAGGATATGATTCAGCATTGTCAGCTTCAGCAGCTCGTGGTGAGATTAAACTTTTCACTATTGCAGGTACTAGATTACCAAATCTTGATACTGAAGCAGTTCGTGGATTTATTGTTAGTGGTTCAGGTGTAGGTTCTTCTATAAACTTACCAGCTTTCCACTCATATAATGGTACAAATGTTACTCTTGTTGTTACTGCTTCTACTGCTGTAGCAGCTACACAAGGTTACACAGTTTTCTACAACAAACAAACTACTGATCAATTCCGTGGTGATTTTGAAGACACTTCAGCCCCTTCATTCTCAGTTCCAAACGCTCAATCTGCTACTACAATTTCTATCCCAGAAATTAACATTAGTATGCAATCTCAAGCCATTACTGCTAAGACTAAAAAGTTGAAGGCTGTATGGACTCCTGAATTTGCTCAAGACTTGAACGCATACCAAAACTTGGATGCTGAAGCTGAATTGACTAACATTATGAGTGAGTATATCTCATTGGAAATTGACCTCGAAATTCTTGATATGTTAATTGGAGATGTACCTTCAACTAACATTGAGTATTGGAGTGCTATTAACAATGTTACTTTAGATGCCAATACTCTCCCAGCTGCAACTTTAGGTTTCTACAATACTCAAGGTCAATGGTTCCAAACTCTTGGAACTAAACTTCAAAAGTTGAGCAACAAGATTCACCAATTGACCCTTCGTGGTGGTGCTAACTTCATGGTAGTTTCTCCAACTATCGCTACAATCATCGAGTCTATTCCTGGATTCGCTGCTAACAGCAATGGTGATGCCGCTGACATGGAATATGCATTTGGTGTACAGAAAGCTGGTCAATTTAATAGCCGTTACACTGTTTATAAGAATCCTTACATGACTGAAAACACTATCTTAGTTGGTTTCCGTGGTAAGCAATTCTTGGAAGCAGGTGCTGTATTTGCTCCTTACATCCCATTAATCATGACTCCTCTTATCTACGACCCAGCAACCTTCACTCCACGTAAAGGTCTGTTGACTCGCTATGCTAAGAAGATGTTACGTCCTGAATTCTATGGTAAAGTATTAGTTAACGGTTTGAACACCCTCTAAACTAAACTAAATAACTAACAATTAAGCCTTGCGAAAGCAGGGCTTTTTTGTTCTGTTTTAATATTTATTAATAAACAAAAATATGACTGACTTTAACCGAAGTGAAGAGGCTAAACAGATTTTTAAAGAAAAACGTAAGCCTAAAAATCCAATCACATTTAAACTTACATTAAATGAAGAACAAAAGTTAGCAAAGCAAGTCATTTTAGACAGTCCTGTTACATTATTAAGAGGTATGGCTGGTAGTGGTAAAACATTAGTAGCATGTCAAGTTGCTTTAGATTTAGTATTTAAAAAAGATGCTGAAAGAATTATTATCACTAGACCTACAGTTGCCAAAGAAGAAATAGGTTTTTTACCTGGTGATTTAAAAGAAAAAATGGATCCATGGTTAGCTCCTATTTATGCTAATCTTTACATGCTATATGATAAAGTAAAGATAGATAAAATGATCCAAGATAATCAAATTGAGATTGTACCATTTGCATTTATGCGAGGTAGAACATTCCCAGACGCTGTAGTAATTGTAGATGAATGTCAAAATATTACTCATGGTCAAACAGAAATGATTTTAGGTCGTTTAGGTAAAGGTGGTAAAATGATTTTTTGTGGAGACATAACTCAAACTGACTTAAAAAATAGAAAAGATAGTGGTATTGGATTCTTTACTCGCATGGAAGAAAACATTAAAGGAGTAAAAATCTTTACCTTAAAAACAAACCATAGGCATGAGATTGTAGAACCAATCCTTAAACTTTACTCAGACTATAGAGACTAAATATTTATAATTAAAACACATCATGAATATACCTATTTGGCCCGGGTCTAGCTCTTTTGCTCTTTATTCTGCTTCTTATTATAGAACTCCATCAACAGGTAGTGCTCCTACCCCATTTGGAATTTATGATAATGATACTCAATTTAAAATAGAAGCTGACAAAATAGCTAATTACTGTGCTAGAAGATTAGGATATCCTTTAACAGATATTGAATTACAAGATATAAGCTTTTGGGCTGCTTTTGAAGATGCTATTATTACTTATGGTAATGAAATATACTCTTTTCAAATAAGAGATAATCTTTTGTCTTTAGAAGGTGCTTCTACTTCAACTTATATCAATGATGCTATTATAACACCTAATTTAGCTACTATAATTAGAACATCCCAACAATATGCTTCTGAAGCAGGTGTTGGGGGAAATATAACATATTATAGTGGTGCTTTAGCTTTAACCCCTGGTAAACAAACCTATAATCTAAATGAATGGGCTATAAGCCAAAGTATATCAGGAACTATAGAAATTAAAACAGTATTTTATCAAGATCTTCCTGCTATAAACCAAATGTATGCTCCATTTGGAGGTTTTGCGGGATTAGGTGGTTTACCCGCGGCAGGCATATATGGTGGGATGTATGGTGGAGGATATGGAGGTGGTTATTTAATGATGCCTGTAGCATATGATGCTGGAGTAATTCAAGGATTAGAATTAAGCAATCAAATTCGTTTATCAAATTACACATTTGAAATTATAAATAACAACATAAAAATATTCCCCATACCAACATATAATGATGTTAGGCAAGGATTTTTATGGTTTGAATATATTAAAACAGAAGATAGATATACTAATAGTATTGATCAAACTAGTGGTAGTAAAGTAACAAATACATCAAATGCTCCTTATGATTATCCAATATATTCTCAAATAAATTCTGTTGGTAAATCATGGATATATGATTATACATTAGCGCTTAGTAAAGAAATGTTAGGATATGTTCGTGGCAAATACGGAACAATCCCTATCCCAGGTCGTGAAGTTACTTTAAACCAAGCTGATTTACTATCAGCTGCTACAGCTGAAAAACAAGCTTTAATTGAAAGACTAAGAGTTTATCTTGATGAGACATCTAAAAAGGCTTTACTTGAAAGAAGAGCACAAGAAAGTGACTTTAGAAGACAAGAAATTAATAATGTACCAATGGTAATATACATAGGATAATGGCACTATTTGGAGGCAGTAGAGATATAAGTGTATTTAGGCATGTCAACAGAGAGTTGCTAGGGAATGTTATCACTCAACAATGTGCTTTATATAAATTTTCCTTAGAACAAACTAATATTAACATGTATGGGGAAGCTTCTAAAGGTAAATTTTTAGAAGGTCCATTTTTATTTAACTCTTTAATTACAGTAAATGATAATACATCTCCTGTAAGTGAATTAGGTGTTGATTTTGATTGGGGCATAACTGTTGCTTTTTTACGAGATGATTTAGTAGAAGTAAATGTACATCCTGAAGTAGGAGACATAATTCTATATCAAGAAAGTTATTTTGAAGTAGACAATACTAATGAAACTCAATACTTTGCAGGTAAAAACCCTGACTTCCCATATGAATCTAATCCTTTAAACCCAGGATTAGAAAATTTTGGTTATAATGTGAGTGTTATATGTACTGCCCACTACACACCAGCTGATAAATTTAATATAATCAAACAAAGATTATGATAAATAAAAAAAGACCTACACCTAAAACACAAAGAGATATATTCATATCTCAACAAGAGCCATATATACCCCCGGCTGGTGCTCCTGGTTTTTCTCCTACTGGTAACCCTAATGAAACTAGTCAACCTAATAGATCAAATCAAACTTCATTTAGAGATGATACTACTAAACCTTATTCTATTGGTATACAAGATATAGATGAGGCAGTGATGTATTATATTCAAAATGATATTCAACCTTTTGTAATACAAAATGGAGAAAGATTATCTGTACCTTTAGTTTATGGTTCACCTGAAAAATGGAAATCATTTCAAAAAGATGGTTATTATAGAGATTTACAAGGCAGAATAATGGCCCCAATGATGATGTTTAAAAGAAACACCATTGATAAAATTAGATCTATAAATAATAAACTAGACGCTAATAATCCCCACAATATAGCCATTATAGGTCAAAGATATAGTAAAAAGAATGAATATAGTAAATTTAATGTTTTAAATGGCATTAAACCAGCTAAAACTTACTACACTACAGTAGTCCCAGATCATTTATCTATAACTTATGATTGCGTTTTATTTACTTATTATAATGATCAACTAGCTAAATTAATTGAAATGATGGAATATGCCTCTGATTCATACTGGGGTAATCCTGAACGTTTCCAATTTAGAGTAAACATTAACTCATTTTCCACAGTATCTGAACTATCAGATAACGCAGAACGTGTAGTAAGAGCTACTTTTACCCTTAATTTATTTGGATATATAATACCTGACATACCACAAAGAGATTTAAATGCCGCTCGTAAATTCTCAGAAACAACTAAAGTTAGTTTTGGTTTAGAAACTACAGGAGGTGGTTTAGATAATTTTGAACTTAATATCCAACAATCCTTAAAACAAGGTACAGGCATAGCTAATATTATTGATTCTCAAAATATTACTAATAATACTACTATTGTTACTGGAGATATTGGAAATATATCAGCTTATTTAAATATTAATAATCAAGCAGTAGGAGCATATGTTGATCCCTCAACTATTGTTTTTCCTTATGGATGGATAGCAGCTCCTACTCCTTTACCTGCTACAAATGCAGATCAATTTATATTTTTTGTTAATGGTCAATTAATAGAAAAAACAGCTATAGTGTCATTTACTGTGACATCAGGTGTAAGTACTTTAATAATTAACCCTACAGCTTTAGGATTTAGTTTTATATCATCAGATGAAATAATAGGAATAGGAAAATTTGATATATAATGAGTATACTTAGAAGAGAACAACTATCAGGATCATTTGCTACTTTAGGTTCAAACACCTTTACAGGTAATCAAACTATAACTGGTTCTGTTTTTTCTACAGGTAGTCTTTGGAATATAACAACCTCTGAATTTCAAGTTGTTACTAATCCTTCATATTTTACTAATGATTTTTTTCTATTAAAGAATCAATATAATGAATTTAAAATAGGAACTACAAACACAGATGTTGGTTTTACACTATCATCTTCTGTTAATTCTCCATTTATAATTAATAATACAAATAAAGATATTCTTACACTAACTAATAGTGGAGCATTATATTTAACAACCCAATCTTCACTTCCTCCTTCACCTTTAATTGGTGGATTATTATTCTCAGGAAGTGATTTTTTTGTATCACTATAATATTTATAAACAAATAATTAAAATAAAAATACAAACAGATGGCATCTTGGAAAAAAGTCTTAGTCTCCGGTTCAGCAGGTGAATTTACCAGTGTAACAGCAAGTGCTGGATTACGAGTAGGTACTAATCAAACTATTAGTACTACACAAGCAGTATTAACCGGTTCATTTACTGGATCATTTAGTGGTGACGGATCTGGATTAACAGGTATAACAGGTGGAACATTAAATATTTCAGCTTCAGCTATAGGAAATCAAGGTGGTGGTAATGTTTCTGTTAATTTAGCAAATGCTTTAATTGTAAGTGGTACATTAAATCAAATTAAAGTTACAGCTACAAATGGTAGTAATTTACTACAAATTGGCTTATCAGATAATGTAACTATACCTGGAAACTTAACTGTAACAGGTACTACAACTACAGTAAGCGCTAGTAGCCTTTTAGTAACAGATAAATTTATAGTATTATCATCAGGATCTCTTTCAAAGAATGATGGTGGTATCATTATTCAAAGCTCAACATCACCTGTAGCTACTGGATCAGGATATGGTTTTATATTAGATGGAACACCAGCTGCTCCAAGATGGGGTGTTACTTCATCACTTAGCCCAACAGCTAATGATCTCACTACACCTGATGAATATATGGTAAGTGCTAAAAAAGCACCTGGAGCTCCATCTAATGTGACTGGCCCAACATATGGTGGAACTACTTCTGGATATGGTAATATCTATATAGATCAAAACACTGGTGATATTTGGATTTACAGTGAACAATAATTAATATAAAAACAAGTTATGAGTTTATTAGATATAATTAATAAAAATAAAGGTGAAGATACTACTAATAATTTAACTAAAGAAGAATTAGAATTTTTATTAGTATCCCTAAAGAAAACAACATTTAATGGAGAGCATCTTGAGATGCTCTTCAATATTGTTGTAAAACTACAAAATCAATATCAAAAATATAATTAGTTATACTTTTGATTTTTTGTTGGCCCTAACGGGAAGTGGAATTAATAATTAATTACCTACCGCAAAAAACAACGTATTATGCCAAGTTGGAAAAAAGTCATTACATCCGGAAGCAGTGCTGCTTTCTCTTCTTTAATAGTTAGTAATACTATAACAGGTAGTATATCTGGTAGTTTAACAGGTAGTTTACAAGGAACAGCTAGTTGGGCTGAGTATGTTGTAAATGGAGGGAATATAAACACTAGTAGTCTAGTAACTACTTCGAGTTTTAACGCATTTACTTCAAGTGTAAATACATTTACAGCATCCTACAACACAGGATCTTTTAGTGGAAGTTTTAGTGGAAGTTTCTATGGAACTGCTAGTTGGGCTCAAAGTGCTTCTCAAGCTATAAGTTCAAGTTATGCTTTAACAGCTTCATATGCTTTAAATGGTGGTGTAACTAGTATTAATATAGCAGGAACTGGTTTAAGCATAAATCAAACTACAGGAGCAGTTATTATTACTGGAACAGGAGGAGGAGGTGGAGGAAATACAGCTACTGGTTCATATGGTAGTTTTTATGATACAGGTTCCCAAACCGCAGTATCAGCTACCACTATATATTCAATGTCTATATCTACAACAGATATTTCTAATGGTGTTTTTATAAGTGGTTCTACAAATCCATATAACACATATGTTAAGTTTACTAATGCTGGGGTATATAATATACAATTTTCTGCTCAATTTAGAAATACAGGAAATAATCCAGTAGATGTAACTATATGGACTAGAAAAAATAACATATCATCTGCTAATGACATTGCTGATTCATCAGGTAAATGTACTGTACCTGCTAAAAAAGGATCTATACCTGGTCATTTAATTACTAGTTGGAATTATTATATATCATTAGTAGAAAGTGATTTTATTCAACTATTATGGCATGCTGATACAAGTAATGAGGTAACTTTAGAAACTATAGCTGCAGGAGTTAATCCAACTCATCCTAGAATTCCATCATTAATTCTAACAGCAAATAGAATAGATACATTCCTTTCAAATACAGGATCATTTACTGGCTCATTTACAGGAGAATTAATTGGTACCGCAAGTTGGGCTCAAAGTGCATCTCAAGCATTAACTGCTAGTTTTGTTCGAAACGCCCAAACAGCATCTTTCCTACCAATAGGAACCTATCAAATAACAAGTAGTTGGGCTATAAATGCTTTAACAGCATCTTTTGCCCCTAACTATTTATTAACTTCTAGTTTTAACACTTGGACAGGATCTGTTTCTAGTCAATTTGATGGAACTTCAAGTTATACTAATTTCCCTAGACTAGGAATTAGATCAGGTAGTATAACAGGTATTGGGGATTTAGTATACCATGTCCCCTTTTATAGAAATGTAGTAACAGGTTTTACTGGATCAGTATATACAGCTCCTTTTATTTCATCAACAGGAATTTTAGCATATTCATCCTCTTTAGATAGATTACTTACTACTGCTAGTTGGGCAGTGAATGCTTTAACAACTTCATATGCTAAAAATTCTCCTTCAACTTCACCTCAAGGTAACATAAGTGAAATACAATATAATGTAGATGGTACTAATTTTGGTGGAGTATCTACATTAACATATGATGGTACAGACCTAATAGGTACTGGTAGATTTGATGGTAATCTTAGATTAGGATTATTTAGAGGGACACAAACCGATATAGTAGTTGCTTCTGATACAGATGAAGTATTAATATATACATTCCCTATTCCTTCTGGTACTTTTACTGATGATGATGTGATACGAGTAAGATGGCGCACTTATAATGCTAGTAAAGGATCACCTGAATATTACATTTATATAGCCGATACTGATGATTTTAATACTGTATCTGGATCAGCTGCTAATATAATTGCTTTTTGTACTGCATCAAATAATACTATTAGTTATCTTCAAATGAAACGTGATTTTCCATTAAATTCTGTTAATGGTAGATTAGAGTATATTACACCATCAACACCATTAATAACAGATGATGTTTCTCTTATTAATGGTACTCCAATAAGGACATTTGCTATGGATTGGAATGAAACAAATTACTGGATGTTTTTCTCAGCTAAACCAAATGATGATAGTGCTTTGTGTGTATCAAAATATTGTACCATTGAACGAATATAATCATAACATTTAGTTTTTTTAATATTTATAATTAAAATAATTAATGGCCCAAGTCTATTTAAGTCAATATGCTAAAAGAGCAGCTCTAGCAGACACAGCATCATATGCTTTAAATGCTCCTACAGCTGCTATAGCATTACCTGGAGGCCGAAATACTCAAATTCAATTTAATAGCGGTAATTTAGCTTTAAGTGGAAGCCCTAGTTTTACTTTCAACTATGCTTCTAACCCTCAAGTATTATCTATGACAGGTAGTACTATTTTATCTGGTAGCACCTTTTTATTTGGTATACCAGATGATGGATTACCTAAAATTTTAGTATATGATAATATTACAGGAGAAGTAGCATATACTGCTTCATCAGCTTTTGGAGGTCCAGGTTCAACTCCTGGAGGTCCTAATTTTTCTATTCAATATAATAATTCAAGTGATTTTGATGGGAGTAGTAATTTTACTTTTAATGGAACAAATACTGTAACTTTAACTGGTTCAATGCTTGTAAGTGGATCAATTTCTGCTTCATTTGGACCTAATACTGTAGGATTTTTTGGTACAGCAAGTTGGGCTGTTAGTGCTTCTCAAGCTATTTCTGCTTCTAGAGCTACAACTGCTTCTTTTGCTATATCAAGTTCAAGAGCAGTAACTGCTTCTTTTGCTTTAACAGCTAGTTTTGCTGTTTCATCTTCTTATGCTTCCTCTAGCCCAAACTTTGCAAATACAAATTTAGAATTTACAGGCAATAGAAAACACAGTACTAATAATTATTCTTATTTTCTTTATAGTGATTTAGTAGGAGGTAATGATACACCATTTGATGGAATTGGTGTCAGTGGTAGTTATCATTATCTTAATAGTAGTTCAAATGTTTTAGGTACAGCTGCTGGCTCAACTGATACTTACACATACATTGAAATTACAACTCAATCTATTGATTTAAGTTTTAATGCTGATCCAATAATACCAAGTTCTTATACTTTTACTAAAAACTCTGCTTCTTTCTCTAGTTCATTAACAGTTACAAAATCAGTATTCTTTCCTGGCTTAACCTCAGCTTCACAACTAAATGTTGTAGTAATAGACTCAGCTTCAGGTAAATTATATTATTTAAATTCTTCCTCTTTAGGAGGAGGAACAGCTACTTTTTCAGGTACTGATACTCAAGTAGTATTTTTTAGTGGTAGTACTCAAGTAAGTGGTAGTCCACGCATCACATTTGATTATATAAATAACCATTTCCGTATAACAGGAAGTACTACTCTTTCAGGTAGTACATACTTGCCTGGTATAGATAATACATCTCAACAATATGTTTTAACTTATAATCCTGATAATGGAGGACAAGTTTATTACACAGCTTCAAATGCTTTATCTGCTGTATCTACTCCTTTAAATATTAAAGATGATAATATAGATGTAAAAAGTAACCCTACATTTATAAACTTTACAGGTTCAGGAGTATCTGCTTCTGTTAATGGAGCTGGAGTAGATGTTTATATTCCTGGAGGTGGAGTTGGAACCCCAGGCGGAAATAATACTCAAATTCAATTTAATGGAGGTGGAGTATTTAGTGGAAGTAATAATTTTACTTTTATAAGTAGTTCTAATATAGTCAATTTAACAGGTTCAATGATAGTGAGTGGAGCAATTTCTGCTTCATTTGGACCTAACACTGTTGGATTCTTTGGTACTGCTTCTTGGGCTCAAAGTGCTTCTCAAGCTATAAGTTCAAGTTATAGTTTAAGTAGCAGCTATGCTTTATCAAGTTCTTATAGTTTAAGTAGCTCATATGCCCTTAGTGCTTCTTATGCTTTAAGTTCAAGTTACGCCTTATCTTCTTCATATGCATTAAGTAGTAGTTATACTCTATCTTCATCATATGCTTTAAGTGCATCTTATAGTTTAAGTAGTTCATATGCTCTAAGTAGTAGCTATGCTTTATCAAGTTCTTATGCCCTTAGTGCATCATATACTTTAAGTAGTAGTTACGCTTTAAGTGCTTCATATTCCTTATCAAGTTCCTACGCACTATCAGCATCTTACAGTGATACAAGTTCATTTTCATTTACCTCATCATTAGCATTTACTGCTTCATTTATAACTGCCTCTAATGTATGGGGACCATTTGGTTCTAGTAGTGTATTAAGTGCTTCTTATGCTTCTGGATCTACAAGTGCTTCTTATGCTTTAACAGCAAGTTTTGCTTTAAATGGAGGAGGTGGGACACCTGCTCCAGAAAACACATATATCCAATATAATAGTGGAAGTAAATTTGGGGCAACAGGATCATTTAGATTTATTTATAATTCACAAAGTTTACAACAAGGATTTAATGTAACTGCTTCTGGTTTATATTCTCATGCTGAAGGAGACTCAGCTATAGCAGGTTGGAAAGGATTTAGAGTAGCTATATTAACTAATGGTTTAATTACTATTCAAGATAATATCGATTATTCTTCTGAGTTTACAAGTGGTACTATAATTTTATTTGATGGTACCTATTATAAAACATATTCTTATAATACTATAAACTATAGTGCTCCTAATTTTACAATTCAACTAGATAACTTAGGAGTTAACTACTCCCCTGCCCCAGCAGTTGGAACGTCTGTAGCTGATACCTCTAATTTAAATAGTCCTTTAGCTTATATGAATAATGGAAATTATTCTCATGCTGAAGGACAAGCTATAACATATGCTAATTACTCACATGCTGAAGGAGGAGGTCAAGCATATGGATTTTCATCACATGCTGAGGGTATAGGCCAAGCACACGGACAGTCTTCTCATGCTGAAGGCAATGGAATTGCTTGGGGTACTAATTCTCATGCTGAAGGAGCAGGTCAAGCAGGAGATTCTTCACATGCTGAAGGAAATGGTACAACTGCTGGTTGGAGAGGATTTGGTGTAACTTCTGTAGTTAATGGATTGATTACTCTAAATCTTGGAGTTGATTGCAGTACTGAATTCCCAGGTAGCACCATCATATTACGCAACACCAGCACTAATTTATCATATTTTTACACATATAATGCTATAAACTATAATGCCCCTAATTTCACCATTCAGTTAGATGACACTAGCATTAACTTAGGCTCAGGTGCTATAGTAGCTGATATAAGTAACTTATTTAGCCCATTGGCTAATTCATCACCCACATTTTTTAGTCATACTGAAGGAGCAAGTACATTCGCTTATGGATTTTACTCTCATGCTGGTGGTAATAGTACAATAGCTTTAGGAGATAATCAATTTGTAGTTGGTGCTTATAATCAATCTATCAATTCTTCTAGTGCGTTTATAATTGGAGATGGAACATCAAGTACTCGCCATAATTTGTTATTTGCTTCTCAATCATGGTTTGAAGTAAGTGCTTCAAGTGTATTTTTAAAAGGCTTAACTAATACAGCTAAGACTAATGTAATAACAATTGATACAAATACTGGTCAATTGTTTTACACCGCATCAAATACAATTGGAGGAGGTGGTGGAAGTCCAACTCCTCCTGCTACTCCACTTAATAGTATTCAATTTAATACAGCTAGTGCATTTGGTGGAAGTGCTGCTCTTACCTTTATTTCTGCTAGTTCAACAGCTATATTAACAGGTTCTTTAATAACATCAGGTTCTACCCAAACTATAGGAACTGCTAGTATTAATGGTATAGCCTTAATAGGTACTTCCTCAGCTTATGCTCAATACACCACAGCTAAAATTACAACTGTAAGTGGTATTAATACTATTTATTCCTTACAAACAGCATCATATGATGGAGCATTTTTTGACTACACTTTAATATCAGGATTAAATGCTAGAGCAGGACAAATAATGTCTATATGGAGTGGCAGTGAAATAAGACACACAGAAACAACAACAACAGATATAGGATCAACTTCTGAATTTATATTTTCAGTAGCATTAACAGCAGGTTCTGCTTCACTACAAGTGACAGGATCTATAGGTGCAATAATAAAAACAATAATAAAAAGTATATAATAAAATGAGTATTTCAATTAGTGGAGAAATAGTTACAAATGGATTAGTTATTCATTTGGATGCTTTAAATAACAGGTCATACCCTGGAAGTGGAACAAGTTGGATTGATTTAACCCCTTACAATAATACAGGTGACCTAGATGTTGCTGATAGCCCAGTAATTATACAAAATGGTTATGCTTCTTTTGTAGCTGATAGGGCTGGAAGCAATAGTCAATATATGTCTATTAGTTCTATATCTGAAATAAGTAGCTTAACTAATTATGTAACTGTAGATATGTGGGCTAAAATGCCTTCTAATTTAGGTAATAATAATACAGCTAATTCATATATTTTTGGGTTTTCAACTTATGGTGTTTCTTTTAGAGAAGGTTCTGGTAATTATGATGGAGATTTTGGTTTTACAACTATAAATAGTGATGTATTTGGAATAAGTGATGTACCTTATATTACTGGTAGTTTAGTAAATAAATGGAACCATTATAGTTTTGTAATGTGTAGTAGTTCTATATCTAGTGGAAGCCAAAAAATATATATTAACTCTACACCATTAGTTTTAAGTCAAGTTAATGGATCTGAAGGTAGTAGACAATTTACTAATAATTTATCTTTTGGGACTAGAGGCAGCAATCCTGGTGATAGATGCACAACCTATGAAGCAGCTTTAATAAAAGTCTACAACCGCGAACTTTCACAAGCAGAAGTAACTCAAAACTTTAACGCACATAAAGGAAGATTTAACATATATTAAAATTTAATTAAACAATGAGCACTACAATAGGTGGAAAAATAGTTACAAATGGATTAATATTGCATTATGATGCTTTAAACCCAATATCTTATCCTGGAAGTGGAACAGATTGGGATAGTATACCATTAAGTACAAACTGCTCAGCAAGTCTAAATCTTGGTACAAATCCAATAACTATATCTAATGGATATGCTACCCTAAATTCTAGTGATGAACCTAATGGACTTACAGAAGGTTTTTCTTTAAGTCGATTTACAAGTTATGTAACTATTGATTTTTGGGCTAGAATTCGTCCTGTTGCTGGTACTGGGATAAAAAAATTATTAGGTATAGGTAATGTTGGTGGTTATTATATAGCTTATAATAGTAATGCTCCTTATTTTGGAGTTGGAACAAATGGTACAGATATTTGGGGAATAGAAGATGCTACTTTTAACTCACTAGGGATTCTTAATAATTGGGCCCATTATAGTTGTGTGTTAGCCAATGGAACAGATAACCCAGGCTTTCCTGATCTCCCACCAGAAGATCAAAAAACTTATGTGAATGGAACATTACCAACAAATGTCCGCGCAAATGATCAAGATTATGCTAGTCAAAGAGTGTTTAATACTGAAGATATTTCCAAAATTCGAATAGGAGGTCCATATGCCGGTAATTATGCTAACGCTGATATAGCTATAATAAAAGTTTACAATCGAGCCCTTACTCTACCAGAAGTAACTCAAAATTTTAATGCACATAAAGGAAGGTTTAATATTTATTAATAACAAATCTTGGATAGGGAAAAGATTTAAAGTATGGCAAATGAATTTGTAATAAAAAATGGGTATTTCTCTCAAGGAAATTCCAATGTAACAGGATCGTTACAAGTAACTGGATCTGTAGGTGTTACTGGATCTGTGTCTATAACACAAAATGTTACTGCTTCTAAAGCTCTATTCTCTAGCTCTAATAATAACCAATTAATAGTTATAGGCTCTGGATCTTCTTCTTGGATAACAGGAATCTATGGTTCTCAAGGTAATCTACTAACAGTAACAGACACAATGTCTGGCTCCTTATTTACTGTAGCTGATATTTCTGGATACCCAGTACTTAAAGTTATTTCTGATCATTATACAAATAATGTACAAATAGTAGGAGACACATCCTTAACTGGTTCCTTATCAATAACACAGAACATTACTGCCTCTAAAGCTCTATTCTCAAGCTCAAATGGAGACCAATTAACAGTAATAGGATCTGGTTCAACTGTAGCCCAAATGTATGGCTCACAAGGTAATTTATTAGTAGTAAATGATACTTTCTCTGGCTCAATATTCACCGTTACAGATATTTCTGGTTATCCAATATTAGACATTACTTCTGATTATTATACAGGGTCTGTGTTTTTGCCTATGATGCAATCACAATCCCAACAATATATTGTAGCATATAATTCTCAATCAGGATTGTTAACATACATGTCTGCAAGTGTTATTGGTGGGGGTAGTTCAACTCCTCCTTTTCCATATACTGGTAGTGCTGTTATAACAGGTAGTTTAATAGTTTCTGGCGGATTTTTTGTGTATAATACATCTCCTCAATATAAAATTATTGATAGTACTTTATCTAATCTATACTATAGTAATGGTAAAACATCAGTTGGTTGGGCTGATAGTCAACTTAGAGATACAAATGAGGTTGTATCTATTAATTGGAATGAAAGAACACTGTTCGCTAATAACAATGAAACAATTCATCTAAATTGGGATAACCCAGCGTACATGACTTTGCCTAATATAAATGAAGGAGTGATAACACAAGTTCTTGGGATAGATAGTTTTAATAGAGTATATGTTACATCTTCAACAGCGTTTGGAGGTGGAGGTGCTTTTAACTCAACTTCTTCTGTTATAGGAAATGGAGCACTTGCAACTTGGAATATAAATCATGGTTTTAATACAAGAAATCTTCACATAACAGTATATGAAAGTAGTTCAAATGGAGTAACAGGTAATGGCGAAACAGTTTACCCAGACATAAGAAGAATAAACAATAATACAGCAAGTATTGTATTTGCAAATCCTCCTTTAACAAATCAGTATATAGTTTATATATCACAATAATGGCACAATTTTTAACCGAAATACAATTCGCAACTGTAAGTTCTATAGAAACCCCAGAACCTGGATTTATTACTATATATGCTAATACAGATGGATTTTTATATGCTAGATTATCAAATGGAACTCAAGTTAGATTAAGTAATACTCCTATATGAGCCAGGTTTTAAAAAGTTTACAATTAGTTACACAATCATATTCTGGAACTCCAAGTACAGGTACTGGAGCTTTATTTGCTAGTGGTAGTACTTTATATTTTGAGAATGCCACGGGTACTTTATTTCCTTTAGGATTAACAAGTGGTGGATCTGGATACATTATAATTAGAGAATACACTGGATCAGCGCCAGGTGGTGGAACTTTAACTCCTACTTGGAATAACAATTCAAATATAAAATATATACAAGTAATTTGTGTAGGAGCAGGAGGAGGAGGAGGAAGTGGAGGTTATGGAAGTACATCGACAACTACCTCAATACAAGGAGGATCAGGAGGAGGTGGAGGAGCAATAGCTTGGGGATTTTTTGATTCTGCTTCATTGACCCAAGCCAGTTACCCAATTTCTGTTGGAGCAGGAGGTGCAGGAGGAAGAGGAAGAGCTTTTGAAAATGCTAACCGTAGCGGATTCACAGGATCAGCAGGCCAATATACAACCTTTGGTGGTAACATGGTTGGTGCTAGTGGAGGTAGTGGAGGAGCTGGAGGAAATGCATTTACAAACACATCCCGTGCTGGAGGAGTAGGAGGATTAGCTATAGCTTGCCTCCCAGGCCCTGGTTTTGCCATTAATGGAGGAACAGGAGCAACAACCCCATTCACAGGAAATGCTTCTGATGCTACTAATTTTTTTTTAACACCCCTCACCCCTACAGGAACAGCAGGTGGTGGCGCTGGTTATAATGTGAATAGTACTGGAGTTTTTGGTTCAGGCTCATTAGGAGCAGGTGGTTACCAATGGAATACTCTTGTAGTTAATAATACTATTAATGGTGGATCAGGTTCAGCATATATAGTAGCAGCTACTGTTTTATTACAATCCACAAGTAGTGCATTTTTAGCTACTACTTATGGTTTAGGAGGAGGAGGAAATGGAGTAAGAACCCCTAATGATTTTACAGTAGCTGGAGGCCATGGTGGATTTTATGGAGCAGGAGGAGGTGGATCAGGATACGCTAGAGGTGCTGATCAAATAACAACTCAACCAGGTGGGAGTGGCTCCTCAGGTTTATGTATAGTAGTAGAATATTATTAAAAGTTATGGCAAAATTATTAAACACAACATTTTTAGTTACACAATCTGCCCCACCCACACCTGGATCTGGATTTGGGACAATGTATGCTAGTAGTAGTAAATTATTTTTTAAAAACACTTCTGGTACAACATATGATTTAACAATTGCTGGTGGAGGTGGAGGATATGTTAATGTTTTAATTTACACATCAAGCGCTAACTGGTCGCCTCAACCTGGTCTCCAATATGTAAAAGTTATATGTGCTGGAGCAGGAGGTGGTGGAGGTTCTGGAAGAGTAGCTGGAGCTACTGCTACAACAGCTGGAGGACAAGGAGGTTGTGGAGGAAACATAAATGTAGGATATTTTTCTGCCTCTGCTTTATTAGGTAGTACATATACTGTAAATGTAGGAACTGGAGGACCTGGAGGAGCACGAAGAACCTCAAATGCTGCATTAGCTGGATTAACAGGAACAGCAGGAATTTCTAGTTCTTTTGCTACAGGATCTGGAGCTAATTTTACTAGATTAATATCTGCTCTTGGAGGTCCAGGTGGACAAGGAGGAGCAGCTGGTGGACTTGCAGGGGCAAATGCTTTACCAACAACAGCTCAAGTTCGTAATCCCTATCCTCCTTTTTATTTTTGTGGAGTAGACGGTTCTATTGACGTAGCTGGCCCAACAAATGCAGCAAATGCATTGTCTGGAACTCGTTGGCTAGCTGGAGGAGGAACAGGGGGAAGGATATTTAACAATGAAGCATCTTCTTCAGGAGGATCTGGCTCAGCAATTTATTCATATAATACATTAATACAATCTGGATCACCAAGTACTGCCGCTTCTGGACTATCAGGAAGTAATGGAGCCCCAGTACTAGATGTAGCACAGTTATTTTATTATAGTGGTAGTAATATAACTACTGGGGTTAGAATAGGCACAGGAGGACATGGTGGGGGCTCTGGAAATAGATCTGTAACACCATTAGTTAGTGGTGGTGGTGGAGGATCAGGGAGTCTAGGTGCAGGTGCAGGTGGTGGAGGGGGTGGCGCTTTAGGATTAAACACTGTATTTTCTGGAGCAGGAGGACTTGGTGGAGATGGATTTATAATAATTTTTGAATACTATTAAAAACAAAATACTATGAGATGGTTAATGTTAAAATCAAATTATGTTATTGATATAATACTTTGGGATGGAGTAACTCCTTATGATTATCCCCATGATTATGATACAATGATAGAAGACACTGCTTACAATATATCAGTGGGAGATTGGTATGAAGCTTCAGAAAATGTTTTTTACCACCCACTTTCTACTCCACCAGATTTTCCACCAACTTCTTAAATATTTATAATAAATTAAAATATGGAAACAAAAGTTTTAACCCAAGAAGAGATTACACAATTAAAAGAAGTACAACAAGAACGATATTCTATAATTGATAAATTTGGTACTATTGAAATTCAATTTCAAGAATTAGAATCTACAAAACAAAAACTAAAACTTGATTATGAAAAACTAAAACAAAAAGAAGATGTTTTAGGAAAACAATTACAATCAAAATATGGTGATGGAACTATTAATTTAGAAAAAGGAGAATTTATAAGCACTTAGTTTTTCGAAAATTTTTAGGATATTTATTAACAAACCCCAATTAAAAACAATTTAATTAATCTAAAATAACATGGCAGAAATTTTATTATCCCCCGGTGTTTTATCTAGAGAGATAGACGCCTCATTTATAGCAGAACAACCACCACAAATTGGTGCTGCTATCATAGGCCCAACTGTTAAAGGTCCTGTTGGTGTTCCTGTGACAGTTACTTCATACACTGATTTCACTAGTCGTTTTGGTGAAACTGAAGTAATAGCTGGTACTGGTTCATTCTCATATTTTACTTCAATTGCAGCTTACAACTATTTCCAGAATGGTGGTGAGACATTATTAGTAACTCGTGTTGTATCAGGAACATATGGTCCTGCTACTGCCTCAGTTTCTAGTAGTACTGGAATAGCATTTAAATTAGCTACTATTTCTGAAGGTGCTAATATGAATACTGGAACTTCAGTTGACACTAACAATGCTTTCAACTCAGTAGGTTCAGCTTCAATCCATAGTGTTCGTTTCCAAATTGTATCTCCAAACACTGCTTCAGGTACATTTAATTTATATGTTCGTAGAGGTGATGATGATGACAGAAACCCAGGTATCTTAGAAACTTACACTGGATTATCAATGGATCCACTTTCTGAGAACTATGTAGCTAGAAGAATTGGTGATTATAAGTTTACTCAAGTAAATTTAGATGGTGAAGCTACTTTACAAATTACTGGTACTTATCCTAACAGATCAAGATATATAAGAGTAGAACAGGTACTTCAACCAACTCCACAATACTTAGTAGGTGGTGTTGCAAATATTGCTTACACTGGATCTATTCCTGTAGCTGGTGGTAACAACAATACTGGTTCATTTAATAATGGTGCTGGTGCTTTAGCAGCAGGTGCTAAATTTTATGATCAAATTACCGCAGGTAACATTCAAGGTATTACTGCTTCTAACTACGCAAGTGCAAGTAGCTTATTAGCTAGTGCTAACGACTATCAGTTTAATGTGTTAATTGCTCCTGGTTTAAATTACGCTGACCATAAATCTACATTAGATGTTATTATCAGTAATACTGAAAATAGAGGTGATAATGTGTTTGTAATGGATTTAGGTGGCCCTTCAGTTTCAGCTAGTCAAGTTATAGCTACAGCTGCTACTGTTGATTCATCATATGTTGCCTCTTACTATCCATGGGTTCAAACTCTTGATCCTGCTACTAACCAGTACGCGTTTGTACCTGCTTCTGTAATGATTCCAGGTGTGTTTGCTTATAATGATAGTGTAGCTGAGCCATGGTTTGCTCCTGCTGGTATTACTAGAGGTGGATTAAGCACTGTAATTAGAGCTGCTTCTAAATTATCTCAAACTACTCGTGATAACTTATATCAAGGTAAAGTTAATCCAATCGCTACTTTCCCTGGTCAAGGTGTTGTAGTATATGGTAACAAAACCTTACAAACTAGAGCTTCCGCTTTGGATCGTATCAACGTTCGTCGTTTGATGATTGCACTTAAGGGATATATTGGTCAAATTGCTAATGGATTAGTGTTCCAACAGAACAATGCTTCTACAAGAAACTCATTCTTAGCTAATGTTAACCCATATCTTGAGTCAGTTCAACAAAGACAAGGTTTGTATGCGTTTAAAGTTGTAATGGATGATTCTATTAATAACGCAGCTGTAATTGACAGAAACGAATTAGTAGGTCAAATTTACTTACAACCAACCAAGACAGCTGAATTCATTTACTTGAACTTCACACTTACTCCAACAGGTGTTGCTTTTGATTAAGGTTTAAACTGTAACATATTTATTAACAAATAAAAACAAAAAGAAAATGGCAATTATAAATAACAACGAAATGTTTTTTACAGCATTTGAACCAAAACAGGCTAACCGATTTATCCTGTATATGGATGGAGTGCCTACTTGGATGATCAAGGGTGTAAGTGCAGTAAGTTTGACTCAAGGTGAAGTAATATTAAACCACATTAACGTTTTACGTAAAGTAAAAGGTAAATCAGTTTGGGGTGATGTTACTATGACACTTCACGATCCAATCTCACCTTCTGGTGCTCAAGTAATCATGGAATGGGTTCGTTTATCACACGAATCAGTAACAGGTAGAGATGGATACTCTGACTTCTATAAGAAAGATTTAACTATCAATGCTCTCGGCCCTGTAGGTGACGTAGTAGCAGAATGGGTACTTAAAGGCGCATTTGTAAAAGACGCTAACTTCGGTGAATATAACTGGGATACTGAAAATACCGCTATAAACATCACAATGACATTAGCAATTGACTATGCCGTGTTAAACTACTAAAAGTTAAACTTAACAATTATAAAAAGAGCTCGCAAAAAATGCGAGCTTCTTTTTTTCTTATATATTTATAATAAACAAATAAAACGTTATAATAAAAATTATTTATGGAAAATAAGTTTAGTATGCCAACAGAAGTTATAGATTTACCTTCAAAAGGTTTAGTCTACCCAGAAACAAGTCCTCTATCAAGCGGTAAAATTGAAATGAAATATATGACTGCTAAAGAAGAAGACATTTTAACCAATCAATCTTATATTCAAAAAGGAACAGTATTAGATGAACTAATTAAATCTCTTATTGTTACTTCAGAAGCTAAGTATGAAGATTTAGTAGTAGGTGATAAAAATGCTTTATTAGTAGCTGCTCGTATTTTAGGTTATGGTAAAGACTATACATTTACTTATAGTGGTGAAGAGCAAACAATTGATTTATCACTTATTGAAAATAAACCTTTTGATGAATCTTTATTTGTTAAAGGTAAAAATGAATTTGCTTATACTCTTCCTTCAACAGGAATCAAAATTACTTATAAACTTTTAACAGGTCATGATGAGAAAAAAATCAATGCTGAGTTAGAAGGCATTAAAAAAATTAATAAATTTGCCTCTCCAGAACTATCAACCCGTTTAAAGTATATGATTACTTCAGTTGATGGTGATACAGAAGCTAAAACCATCAGACATTTTGTTGATAATATTTTCTTAGCCCGTGATTCTAAAGCTTTTAGAGAGCATATAAAGGAGGTACAACCAGATGTTGATCTGACCTTTTTTCCCGAAGGGAGCGACTCAAAAGTTAACATTCCAATTGGACTTAGCTTTTTTTGGCCTGACCTCTGAGATAGCTCAACAGTATAGGATTAATCTTTTTACACAAATTCACGAAATAGTTTTTCATGGCCAGGGCGGTTATGACTGGGAGACAGTCTATAACATGCCCATTTGGCTTCGTAAGTTCACTTTCCATAAAATGAAAGTATACTATGAAGAGAAAAATGGAGATGGAAATGGTGACTTAGCGTCTCAAACTAACGCTATTAAAGACGGTAAAATCCAAATCCCAGACCATTTTAAAGGTAAGTTAGAACAGAAAGCTCCAAAGTATTAATATTTATAATATATTACTATTATAAAACACTATGGCATTAACTCCAGATCAGGCTAAACAGTTAAAAGATATGCTTTTAGAGATAGAAAAAATCTCTAAAGCACTTAAGAAAAACATAGACGCGACTAGCTTACAGGATTTGGAAAAAAATGCTGATGCTATTAAATCATTATTTGGATCTCTTAAAAAAGAGTGGGAGGACATAACAGATGATATATCTTACGCTGCTATAGGATTTAAAAAAGTTGTCAAAGAAATTAGTAATGTTAATGTTGGTTTAAAACAATCCCAAAAAGCTTACGACAATTTATCCTCTTTAGCCAGCCAAATTCAATCTCATCAACAAGGTATAAATGAACTTTCTTCTAAAGAACTTGCTAATAAAAAGAAAAAAGCTGAACTTGCTAGATTAGATCTTTCAAATGCTCAAGAATTATTAAGTGCTCAAGAGAAAGAGCAAAAATTTGATGAAAAAAAACTTGAAAATCTAAAGAAGGAAAAAGAAGATTTCATCGCTAAATTAAAACAACAAAATGTTAATCAAGATCTAATTAAGGAACAGCAAAAACTATTAGAGGATTTAGATAAAAAACATAAAGAAAGTTTAAAAGACCTAGCTAAAACTCAAGCTGCTTTAAAAGAAAATGCTTCAGTTTTAGAAAAAGAAAATGAACTTTATAATGGCTTAATTTCAGCTATAGAAGATGAAACTAGAAAAGCTAAAAATCTTGAAAAAGCTCTTGGTTTAAGTGGAGCAGCTGTAGAAGGTATAGGTAAAGCTTTAAATAAAGCAGGTTTAGGATCATTAGCAGACCAAATGGGTTTGGATGATGCTAAAGAAAAAATGAAAGAAGTAGCTCACCAAGTTACTAAAGGAGGTACAAAATCAGCAGGATTAGTAGGTCAATTTAAAATTTTAAAAGCTGGTATAGGTTCTTTAGGTGGATCTATAATGAAAAATCTAACTGATCCTTTAGTTATGGCTGGATTAGCTGCTAAAGCTGTATCAGCAGGTGTTGGGGGAATTAAAAAAGGATTCTCATTATTAAAAGGTGGAGTTAGTTCTGTAGTAGGTTTTGTTAAAAACCTATGGGGCATGGCAGATCAATTTGCTGCTGTGTTTGAAAAATATGCTAAAGCAGGCCAATTCGCAGCTCAAAACTTTAGCGCTGTTGGTGGTCAAGTTAACGCGATAACTTCTGGTTTAAACGCAGCAGCCGCCGCTGACCCATTCATGCGAGTATCTGAAGCTGGCCCTGCTTTAAAAGCAATAGTAGACGGTACAGGTATGATGACAACACAGATGACTAAATCTGTAAAAGAAGCTCATGATTTATCTTACTGGTTAGGCTATTCAGCTGAAGAAACAGGTAAACTTTACAAATTAGGAGGTCTAAACAACCAATCAGCTAAAGAAACTTTAATTGATATTAAAGCTAGAGGAGTAGCTTTAAATAGTCAATATAAAACATCTCTTGATCTTAGAAAAGTAGAGCAAACTGCTCTTAAAGCTAGTTCATCTGTAACTTATAATTTAAAACAAAATCCAAAAGCCATAGCTGAAGCTGCTTTCCATGCTACTAAACTAAATATGTCGTTAGATGAGATAGCAAGCGCAGCTGAACAAACATTAAATTTTGAACAATCTATTCAAGACCAACTTGCTTACCAAGCAATGTCTGGTAAAGAAATAAACATAGATGCTTATCAACAAGCTGCTTTAAGAGGAGATACAGTCACAGCGGCAAAAGAATTAAATAATTTAATAGCTCAACATGGTCCTGGTCTTAAAAATAATGTTCTTTTACAAGAACAGTTTGCTAAAAGTGTAGGTATAGGCAAAGACAAATTACTTGAAGCGATGACTGCTACAGAACTTGCTACAAAACTACATGAAAAGCAAGGTGATGTTGAAAAACAACTTCAAGCCTTACAAAGAAAAGGTCTTACTTTAGAAGAAGCTTCTGTTGAATTATCTAAAGAAGGCCTATCAGGATCTTTAGCTAAATCTAAACGAGCTGAAGCAATGTCTCGTGCTTTAGAAGATTTTAGAGATTATATGGCTACAAAATTATGGCCATTATTTAAAGCAGTATTCAGCCCAGCTAACATAAAAATGTTTATGGCTGTAATAAGCGGTATGAGACCTGTTTTTGTTGAGTTAGGTAAAGCAATTACTGCTTTCTTCTCACCTAAGAGCGCAGGTGCTATGACAGATGTTATTAAAAACGATGTTATGCCTGCCATATTGGATTTAGCTAAAATGGTCACAGAAGTAGCAGGTGTATTAGGTGAATCTCTTTTTAGTGTTATTAAAACATTAGGCCCTGTCATTAAAAAAGATGTTATACCTATATTTAAATTCTTAGGAGGCATTATTAAAGAAATAGCCCCAGCAGTTGGATCATTAGTTCAATCATTTGCTCAAGGATTAGGTAAAGTCTTTGGTAAAATAAATGAGAATAAAGAAGATATAAAAGAATTTATTGAGATATTAGCTAAAGGTTTAACTAATGTTTTTGGTTTTGTAGCTGATCATTTAAAAGAAATAGCTATAACTCTTGTGGCTTTTAAAGCATTAACAGCTGTTAGAAGTCTTAAATCAGCTGTTATGGGAGCTCCAGGCGGTAGCCGTGTGAACGCTATGTGGATTAGATCAGCAGATGGAGTACCTGGAGGAGGATTAGGAAGTAAAGCATCTGCTGGAGGAAAAGCAGCTGCTGGAGGGGGAATGATGTCTAAAGTTAAAGGATTTTTTGGAATGGGTGGTGCTAGTTTTGCTGATAAGCGAGAAATGGTAGCTGCTCGTCAAGCTGCTGGGGGAGGATTAGGAAGTAAAGCATCATCTGTTAGTGCTGGAGCTAAAGGAGCTGCTGGAGCAGCTGGAGGAACAGCTGGGAATGTTGGAGCAGGAGCTGCTGGGGCAGGCAAATTTGGACAAATGGCTGGAGGTATGCTTAAAGGAGCAGCAGCTTTATTAGTGTTATCTGGTGCTTTATATGTAGCTGCTAAAGCATTTCAAGAGTTCGCTTTAGTAGATTGGGAAGATTTTGGCAAAGGAGTAGCAGCTTTAGGTGTTTTAGGTGTCACCGCATATCTTTTAAGCCAAAATGAAAAAAACATGCTAAAAGGAGCAGCTGCTATAGCAATACTAGGAGCTGCTTTAATACCAGCAGCGGCTGCATTTTTGTTATTTGATAAAGTTGATCCAAAAACCTTACTCACAGTAGCAGGAGCTTTAACTGTTTTAGGAGTAGCAGCAGAAATTTTTGGAGCATTAATGACAACTGGATTAATGGAACTTGGAATATTAGCTATAGAAGGTTTAGGATTATCATTAATTCCATTAGCAGCGGCTTTATTATTAGCTACTCCATTTATGGAAGCTTTTGGAGAAGTGATAGATAAGACATTAAAACATGTTCCTGATATTATAGATGCTATAACAAAATCTATAATACAATTATCAAAAGAAACCCAACCTGGTCAATTAGTTAAATTAGGATTAGCTTTAATTCCATTATCATATGGTATTAAAGCTTTAGGAGCAGCAGCATCTGCCGCTGGAATAGCAGATGCTGTTTCCTCAGCTGTGGGTGGAGGTGGTTTGTATGATCTTTTAGATGGTTTAGTAGCTTTAGGTACTCTTGATCTTAAAAGTGCAGCGGCTAATTTCCAAGCGGGGTTAATGGAATTTACAAAAATTGGAACTGATATATCTTTTAGCCATCTTGAAGATTTATTTGATGATTTTGAAGATGCTATAGAGGAAATAGATATTGATGATTTAATAGCATTTTCTGATTTAGCTGGTAAAAGTATAGCTGGGGCAGCTAGATCTTTAGTGAAAGGTATAGCTGAGTTTGCTACTATGACTGATGAAGGGGGCAAGTTAGCTGGAAAAGACATTGGTAAAAGTAATGCTATTGGAAGTGTAAAAACAGGACTCACAGCTTATTTTTCTAATTTAGAAGATTTATTTGATGAAGTAGAAGATGCTATAGATGAATTAGATATAGATGAACTAGTAAAATTTAGTCAATTAGCTAGTGTTAGTTTATCAGCCGCTGTTAAAAGTCTAAGTAGAGGTTTAGATGCTTTCAATAAAATGGATATTGATAAAGCTGGAGCAGAAGCTGCTGTAACTAAGTTAGCTGGTTTAGAAGATATTTTTGATGAATTAGAAGATGCTATAGATGAATTAGATTTAGAAGAATTAACTGAGTTTGCCGCATTAGGTAAAGCTAATTTAACAAACGCTGTTAAAGTACTTGAACAAGGAATTACAGCTCTACTCGGCCTAAATGTCACTTTTGACCCAGATTCTGATAAATTATCTCAACTTAGAAAAACTTTCTTTAAATTTAGTGCAGCTTTAGGTGAAATAGATTTAAGTGCTGTCATTAAATTTGCTGAACTAGCCAAAGCAGATTTAGGTTTAGCTGCTATTAATCTCAAATCAGGAATTGAAAATTTAGCTAAACAAAGTATTGAAGTATCAGAAGATAACTTAGAAAAAGTTACAACTACTCTTGAGCTTTTTAATGATGCTATAGGTGCTATCCAAATGGATAATGTTGTTAAGTTTGCTGAGTTAGCTAAAGCAGATTTATCATTAGCTGCTGCTAACCTTAAAGCAGGTGTTGAAAGTTTTGCTTCACAAGGTATAGCCGCTACTGAAGAACAATTATCCCCAATGGAAACTGCTTTAGAAGCATTTGATACAGCCATTGGTGCTATAACAATGGATAATGTTATTAAATTTGCTGAATTAGCTAAAAGTGATTTATCATTAGCAGCTACTAATTTTAAAACAGGTTTAGACAAATTCTTAGAAATCGCTAAGACCATTACTAAAGATTATTATGCTGATATTGAAAATTTCCAAGAACCTATTCAATCTCTTGGAATGGCTTTATCAGTTGACTCTGGAGTATTTGACAAAGTATCAGCTTTTGCTAAAATGGATCTAAAGAATTTTGTCACTACAATAGGTGATTTTAAATTAGGTTTAGATAAATTTAAAGAAATTAGTGAAGGTGTTACTGAAACAACTTATGATAATGTAGCTACATTATTCTCTGGCTTAAATGAAATTTTTTCTACCATAGATGTTGAAAAAATAACAACATTCGCTGGAGCTGATTTTTCAAAATTCTCTAGTTCAATAGATGGATTTAAAGCCGGATTAAATAAACTAGCCACCTTAAATTCAGGCGAAAATCCTATTGATGTAGGAGCACTTAAAACTTTCTTAACAACATTAAGTGAGGCGTTTGTAGGAATAGATTTAACTAGTTTAACTAAATTTGAAGATTTTGCTAAAGCTGATTTTTCAAAGTTTGCTTCAAGTATTAAATCTTTAGGATTAGGTTTAGATGAAACAGCTAAATTACCAACTGATAAAAAAGCTATATATGATCTTTTAAAAGATGATCTTAATGCTTTTAATATTGCTCTAAGCACTCTTAATATTACTCGTTTAGGTGAATTCGCAGCTGCAGCTGGTACTTTTTCAAAGTTAAAAACAGCTATAACTAATCTGCAAGGTGCTTTAAAAGTTTTAACAGGATTAGCTATTAATAAAGAAATAGCTCAACTTAAAGAATTAGCTACTATTGATTCTAGTAAATTAATATCTTTATCTGATGCACTTATTAAACTAAGTGATTCATTTGTCACTTTAGCTAAAGCTATAAAAGAAATGGGAGACATTACTCCTGTAGTGACTATATCAGAACATATGCTTAAGCTTCATAAGTCTATAGTTGAAAATCCTATTGATGAAGATTTTGCCTCTGAACTATCTGAAGGTCTTAAATCATCTGTTGATACAGTGATGACATCATTAGCTGGTGTGTTTGGGTTTAAAAAACAAAACTCTACAGGAACTGTACCTGAAGTGAAGGATGGTGTAGTACACGCTCAGGATGGAGAACTTAACCCTAATGGAGGCCCAGTTGTTTCTACCTTCCAAAAAGGACAATTAGTCCCAGTAATGCAAGGTATTAAAGAAGATAATGTTTATTTAACTACTAATAAACCTCAATCTTCTCCAACTAGTGGAGGCACTGTAGTTGATAACTCAGCTGTTATAGCTGCTATAAATAAATTAACAGAAATAATGGCTTCTAGTGCTGATAAGAAAATAGTAGTTGATGTTAAATCTGATATTCCTGCTTTTGTATCAAAAGTAAGACAGACGTCTTTTGGAGGATAATATAACTAAAATCAAAATTTATATATTTATAATAAACCCTTAAAACCAACAATAACATGGCAATAGCTGGAATTAGAAAAAAATTAGAAGGCCCTGGATCAATCCTCTCAGATTACGATGGTAAAACACCACCAAACGCTGTTTACCCTGACCCAGCAGACTCATTAAAAAATACCCAATTATCTAATTATCGTGGTAAAACTCCACCTAAATATATAGATAATGCTCCAACTGATTAATGAAATTAGTTGAATTAAAAACAAATTTAAAATCATTAAAGTATGGAAGTGACAGACCAGGAGGTGGTTCAAGTAACCAACCCTATATTGTCACTCCTATACCTAATGATTTAACTCCTAATAGTCCTGATTTTTTATTAAGGCAAGGAGCGTTACAGGCTTCTTTGACTGATCTTGATAGACTAACTAAATTCTTTACAGATAATTCCTCACCAAGAGGAGTATTATTCACAACTAAGCAAGTAGCTTTAGAAAGACAAAATCCTGCTATTCCTGGAGGATTAACTAGAATTTATTTACCAACTAGCACTTTATCACAAGTGCTTTTATCACCTGAAGGTTTTCATTTAAATAAACAAGGTATAGATCCTTTTCAATTAGGATACGCTCAAGGAGGAACTAGTGGATATTTTAATTACACTTTAAATAAGGATGTAGTTGATAATGTTAGTAGATTATCTTTATTATTTGATAATAAAATATCTAGTAAAGGTGGATTAGAATCAAGAACATCCCAAGAAAGAGCATTTCATATAAGCAGAGACTCTGAATATTCTCTTTCTTATGATGGAGGTCCAGATTCAATTGGAGGCATAGGTAGAACTAGAATAAGATTAGCAGGTAATGGCAGTTATACTTTTAGAGATAGAACTAATACTTATAAATTAGATTCTTTAAATGTTACTGAACATGATGATATATTGTATAATCAAAATAATGTTTATACTTATGATAATGACTTATTAAAAGAAAATGATTCTTTCGCTGATAAAGTAAACAAATCAGGATTTACAGATTTTAGAGCTATTATAAACGCTGTTAACCCAAATGCTAATCTCCCAGAAACATCATACACTACATTCAATAGAGAAACAACATATGGTACAGCTAAAACTGAATATCGTGTACAAGATAGAAAAAAACTTCAAAACCCAAATGGTTCTATAAACTCTGATGAAATTAATAAATTACCTGTAATAACAGACTCAAATGAAGCTTCTAATTGGGCTAATAAAGATTTAATTTCTTTTTATATCCAACTTTTAAACCCAGCTATCTCATCTACTTCTACTATTCAAAGTGATTATTTATTTTTTAGGGCTTATATAAACGATTTAGGAGATAATTATAAAGCAGAATGGTCAAATTACAAATATATAGGTCGAGCTGAAAATTTTTATAAGTATAATGGTTTTGGAAGAGATGTATCTTTAGGTTTTACAATATATGCTCATTCAAGAGCTGAAATGATACCATTATATGAAAAATTAAATAGATTAGTTGGTGTCACTGCTCCTACTTATTCTAGTAAAGGTTTTATGATGGGTAATATTATAAAATTAACAGTAGGTAATTATTTTAATAACATGCCTGGGATACTTAACAGTATTAATTTAAAACCTTCTTTTGAAGCGGGTTGGGATATAAATAGAGATAAAGAAGGAAACATTTTAACTGAAAATGAATATATAGGACAATTACCTCGAATGATAGATGTGACTATGACTTTTACACCTATTCATTATTTTGCTCCTCAATATAATTCACAATTTATTAATGATCCTGAAGGTACAACAAGGAATAGTTTTGGTACTGAACCTTTAGCAACCATACCTTCTAGACCTGCTCCAAGATTATAAAGGGTTAATTAAAGCCTATAGTAAAAAATTATGAATCGTTACCAAAATACACGTGTTATAAGAAATTCTCAAAATGTGAGTTATTATAGGACTGTTCAATATCCTGAAGTTCCTTTGTCTATTAATGATATTTATGTTATATCAGCTGATGGTGATAGATTTGATTTATTAGCTAATCAGTACTATGGTGATCCTACTTTATGGTGGATTATATCTATAGCTAACCCTAATGCTTTTCAAAATTCATTATACTTACCTTTAGAAACTCAAATTCGAATTCCATCTGATATATCTGGTATAATATCAAGTTATAATGCTTTAAATTCATAGTTATGGCTATTTTAGGAGAAACTTTTAAATCGTATGTTAAAGATCAAATTAGCACACGTCAAAATAAGTTATCATCATTTAATAAAGATAATGATTTATTACTATATTTAACCTCTAATACTACTTTTGTAAGATTAACTTCAGGAGTTGATGTAGGACCAGATGTATTGCAGGAATATGGTTTGCCTTCAAATCTAGCTGGAAATCTTTTAGCTCAACAGTATGTTTTAGAAGCTGCTCGCTTTAATGGAAATTTTACTTCAGGTGTAGGATATGATTTATCAAACTCATCATATGGGTTTGCTTCTAATACTGACTATGGATTTGTACCACCTCCAGGTATAACTCAAATGGATGTCAAAACATTAAACCGTGGTACTATCCGTGAAGCTAACATTCAACTTATATGTCATAATGTAACTCAGCTCCATATTATAAATATTTTATTTTTAAAATTAAAATACTCATTATTATTAGAATGGGGCCATACAGTTTATTATAATAATGAAGGGCAATTAATACAAGGATTTGATATACCTAATTTTTCTACTGATTTTTTAGCTGGTGGAAAAACTTCATCTACAATATTAGTAGAGTTAGAAAAAAGAAGAGCAACATCATGTGGTAACTATGATGCTTTTTTTGGGTGGATTAAAAACTTCCAATGGGAAGTTCAAGAAAACGGAACATATGTTATTACAATTTCAGCTATATCCACTGGTGATGTTATAGAATCATTAAAAATTAATACTAATTTTGACCCAAATAAAAAAGAAGAAAAAGATGACAATAGATACTCTAAATCAGATCTTCATCATATTTTAGGTACAATTAGACAAAATAAAAAATTAAATCAAGATGGTTTTTTAAATGGATTTAATACTGGAGATGAAAATTGTTTAAATTCTAATGCGTTAGCTAAATTAGCTGGTCGTACATCAAACTATAATGAACCTGGAGATAACAATAATATATCATCACCTAATAGTATTTTATCTGAAAAAGAAGCCATTAGGGTAAAATTTCCAAATCTTCAAGTGACAACAAATAAAAACGGTAAAGATATTCAAAGTGACCAATATTATATAAAACTAGGAGCTTTGTTACGGATTATAGAATCATTTATATTATATTATGATACTAGTAAAAATGAAATTTATTCTTCTACAACAGTAAATGAACTTCTAAAAGCTTTAGAAAAAGCATCAGACCAACCCCTCCCATCCCCAGACCAACCAAATCAAGGTAAACCTCCAATATTTAAAATAAATCATGATTATGAAGCTAATGAATGTTTAACTACAATTAATCAGGTTCCTATTGATCCTAGAATAGCTTTAATACCATTATCAACCGCACCTACTAGTGGTCCTATAAGTAATATTAGTAATAGTTATAGAACTAAAGATGATTCAAACCCATATGTAGCTAAAACTATGCATATCTATATTAATATAGATTATATTGTATCTTCTTTAGATGATAATATAGATGAAGATGGTGATATAGCTTTACAATCATTTTTAATTTCTCTACTAAACGGTATTAGCTCAGCTTTAGGCAGTATAAATAAATTTGAAATTGATTATGATGATGCTACTAATGCTTTTTCTATTGTAGATACAGCTTTAATTCCTTTAAAATATCAAGCTACTGATGAAATATCTCAAATTAATATTAATTCTTTTAATCCAAATGAATTAAAGGGAGGAAGTTTTGTTACAAGTTTTGGATTAAAAACAGACATATATTCATCTATTGGAAACGCTATTGCTTTAGGAGCTCAAGGTGGAGGTAGTTCTATGTCTGCTGCTTCTACTTCATATGGTAACATCAATTCAGGCATAATAGATAGAATTGTAACAGTTAAAGCTAATGCTAATAATCCAACTGATGAAGAAGCAGAAAAAAAAGCAACTGAAGAACAAGCCAATATTGAAAAAGAATTTGGTAATTTTGTGACACTGTTAAACTCCTCCACCCAGAAAAAATCATTAAGTCCTGATGATATTGATTACTATAGTAATTATATTATGAATGTGCTTCAAAAAGATTTATATAATGCTACACAAAATAGTTCTATACCTGGAACTATATTTATACCTTTAAATCTTAATTTAACAGCCAAAGGCATAAGCGGCCTCAGACAATATCAGGTTTTTACTATAACTGAAAATTTATTACCTAAAGAATATTATAATAAATTAAAATTTATAACCACAACTATAGAACATAAAGTAGACGCTTCTAAAGGTTGGGAGACAACTATTAACACTATAGGTATACCTTATAAAAAACAAGACAAACCCCCTACACCTTCAACTTCATTATTACCAAAATCTTAATAATGGCTTATCTACCTAAAAATAAAATTAAAACTGGTCTTTATGCTTCTAATAAACAATTTGTTTATCAAGATACAACTGACTTCTATGTTGGACCATATTATGCTTTATACAACGGAAAATTCTTTACAGGCCAAGACCAAAATGCTTCCAACTCAAAAGAAATAATTAAATTTGAACCAGCTAAAGTTACTTCAACATCTCCTAAACCAATAGGTTTAGCTCAATCTCCATTATTTCCTACAGATCAAGATTATAAAAATGGGTTTTTTAATCGTTATTTTTTAGTAAAATATAACCAACCACTTTTTATTGAAACAGATAAACAAACTTATGATAAATATACTCAACGTAATCCCCAAGTTTCTTGGCAGTTGTATAATCCTGTTCTTTTAATATGGAAGTTAACAGGTGATATAAATCAAGTAGCTCAAACCAATAAAAATTCTACACTCATCATAGAACAAAAACAATCAGTTTTTGGTTTAAGTCTTTACCTAAAAGAAAATTGGACACAGTATTATAAAGCTAATCCTTAGCTTGGCTTAAGATAATTTTTTGTTATATTATGGTAAATAAAGGTTATGTATTATCTAATAGAAAGTCAACATCAATTTGAGGAGTTTGCTCAACAGCAAACTAACAAATGTTTTGTTGAACTTATTCTAAATCATGATCTAATACATCCTGTCTTAAATGATGTTTCATTAGTTTATATTAGACCTGAAAGTGATAAAAAAGGATATGTTATTCCTATATCACATAATGAATCATTTTCTATTCCATTTCAACAAATTAAAAAACTTATAGCAAGTTATAAAGAAGTATTTGTTAGAGATAAGAAAACAAGTATGTATTTTTTAAATAAAAAGAATTTAATACATGCTCCTATTAAAACAAAAGAATTATCATTTCCTATCTATGATTATTACCATAGACAATATCCGAACCGAAATGATATAAATAAATTTATCCCTATTGCTAAACACTATGAACGTTGTGAAGAATATTTTAAACATGTAAACTTCACATCACAATCTGAGTTCTATAACAAAGCAATAGAGTTATTCCAGACAATAGAATCAAGTGGTATTAGTGTGAATACAACGCTTATAGACGATTATTTTACACCAAACAATACCCTCCATTCAGTAAAGAACAATATAATATACTCACAGTACAATGTAGATACTACAACTAAAAGACCATCAAATAGTTTTAATGGTATCAATTTTGCCGCTTTACCTAAAGATGGTTCTAGAAAAGCATTTGTATCTACAAATGGTAAGTTAGTAGATATTGATATTGATTCTTATCA